CCTCGACCGTGGTGGCCCTTCTTTTTGCGGTCAGCGGCCGGAATGTCGCCTTTATTACCGCCATATGGCGCTTCTTCAGCCAATTTGTCGAAATCCCCTTCGCCTTCTTCTTTCGCGGTCTCTCTGCGTTTTGGCCCTCGACCGTGGTGGCCCTTCTTTTTGCGGTCAGCGGCCGGAATGTCGCCTTTATTACCGCCATATGGCGCTTCTTCTTGAAGCTCCACATCGTCAACGTCCACAACTTCGGTGTCGTCCATATCGGCAATGTCCAATTCCATGTCTTCTTCGGCATCAATGTCCATAGCTGCGACGTCCTCAACCTCCTCGGTATCGGTTTCAACCTCGGTTGCAACGCCAAGGTGCTTCGTAGCTGCTGCTGCGACATCTTCCAAGAAGTCTTTAACCTTCTCTTCCATGCCAGCTTCGGCGCCTGCGGCTTCTATTTCATCTTCCATGCCGAGATCTGCGTCTTCGGCGGCCTCTTCGCCCGCTTCAAAGCCCTCGTCCTCATAAGCGGCATCGTATTCAGCCTCTTCAGGGGTGGGATCTTCCTCGTCCTCGGTAACCACCGGTTCGGGTGCGATATTCTCGACAAAGGGGTTAACGAGTGGCTCCAGTTCGGCCAATTTCATAAAACGGCGGACTGTCGCTTCGTTCAAAAGGTTCTTCTTGCTGTCCATGTTTCTCTCCTTAAAGTATTAGATGTCATGCATCTGGTATAATGGGTTGTAATAATTAGTTAAGCCCCAAGTTAAATTACTTTTTTTTGTAATTTATTAATGGCCTCGGTTTCTATCTGCTTGACGCGAACGTAAGATATCTTCAATCGCTTTCCTACTTCGTTTAAAGTCATATTGCCATTCTTTTCGACGGCGACGAGACAGCAATTCAAATCTTCCTCGTATTCCATCCACTGCCGGCAATCGGTTTTGCTACAACTTTCGTTGTTTAACAGACACTCTCTTGCGCATAATTTCATATTCCCTCCTCTCCTATCATATCAAATATATCTTCTATGTCTTGCACATCTAGCGCAAACTTGTTTTTAATTTCTTGCTCTTTCTTTCGTAGCTGGCTGGCCTTTTTACTGCGAAACTTGCGAGCCAACATGCTCTTCTCCTTCATCTTCTGTAAAAAGGGCATAAAGTCGGGGTCTTCCGTGATGTATGCCTTCATGCATTCGTTAAAGAAGAAGTACTTTGTAATGTCATCAAACTTAAGTTTTAGCAATAAATTAACATGAAGCTCCTCTAAAGAGGGGAACTGGATAGTCTTTGCATCCTTCGGCTTTGATTTGCGCTTAAACTTCATCGGGATAAAATGTGGGTGCCGCTTTCCTGTAAGCCAGCATTGGTTTGAAGTACAAATTGGGCGCGTGTTTGTAATTCTAAAATGTCTCGGGCGCCCGAATAAGAGAAGCCCGAGCGAATGCCATTTACAATGTCTTTCAAAATAGGCTCAACGGGTCCTTTATAGGGAACCTGCGTGCTGACGCCTTCGTCGGAACTATAATTCCCCCGCCAGGTTACTTGTGCGTCCTTGCTGGCCATTCCACGATATTTCTTAAATAGGTTCCCTGATCCATCTTCATACTTGGTACCCGGTGTTTCTTCGGTTCCCGCAAGCATAGACCCCAGCATTACAAAATCTGCACCAGCGGCAAGGGCTTTAACCATATCGCCACTCGTGCGGATACCTCCATCGGCAATAATTTTAACATCGCGATCTGTCTGCGCGCAATCAAAAATTGTCTGTAGACCTGGGCGACCATGGCCCGTTTGGACGCGTGTGCTGCATATGCTCCCGCCTCCAATGTTGCACCGAATGCTGTCGGCGCCCCAATCAGCCAGGTCGTTAAAAGCTTCCAGCGTGGCTACATTTCCCGCCATAATGTGAATTTCGCCCCCCAGTTCCACTTTTAGCTTTTCAATAGCCTCCTTTACCAGGATATGGTGGCCATGAGCAACATCGATACATAAAATGTTAGCCCCGTTTTCATACAACGCAACTGCCCGAGTGAGAAAGCGTCCGGTGACTCCGATGGCTGCGGCGATGGAGGGGTCCTGGTGTGGTCTCGCTTCCTTGAAGGAATCGTAAAGGTCGCGGACAATGCCCGCTTGTTCGTCAATATCATTATAGCGGTGAATCACACCTAAGCCACCATGAATACCCATCGCATAGGCCATTTCCCCCTCGGTTACGGTATCCATGGGGGAGGAGATAACGGGCATATCAAGCCAAATATTTCCATCCAAAGCGTTCCCAATGTTAATCTCCTGGCGACTGCGAATCTTTGAGTAGCGAGGGGTGAGGAGTACATCATCATAAGTTAGGGCCTTCTCAAATTTCATTATTTTTACCCTCCGAGGTTCTTTTTGTTTCCTCCTGGTGGATAAGTTGATCCAGGTACCACCTGGCCTTTTTAAGATCTTCCACTGATTTTCCCTTATAGGGGTATCGAGAAACGTATTTGATTACATTCCCTTGGGCATAATTCATTTCCCAGGACCTGATGTAGTCAAAAGTTTCAATGGCTTTTTCGCCTTTCCAATTTATGTTGTAATGTTTAGGGTGGTTAACGGGATCTTCAAACTTGAATACTTCAACTTTTGGGGTGCTCATACTTCTCCTCTAGGTGTTTTTTAAAATCTTTAATTATTTCTTGGGCTTTTCCCCAGCAATCGGGGCAATAAAGGCGAACTTGTTCTTCCTTCTCGTTTACTACAACGTTCCAGGACATGACTTGTTCTTTATTCATTTTATCAAAAGGCTCTTCACAAGTCAAGCAATAATCGGGTAATTTTCCAAATAAAGCAACTTTTGTGGCCATCTCTTTTTCGGCCTTCTTTTTACTCTTAGCCGCTCCTTTGCGGCGAAACTTTCGGGTTTCTGAACTCATATTATCTCCTTATGGCACGAGCAGTCTGCAAAGTTGATTGCCTGCCATCCAATTTAAATCGACATTTCCTTTGACGCCGGGGCATTCGCCCCACCCAGTGTATTGCCACACATCCCATTTGTGCCAATTTCGAAGCTGGTCCTCGGGACCTACCAAGGGACGCTTGCGAATATAGTTGGCCCACCAGACAGGATACTCAAGAAACTTATCGCGTGATTCCTCGGAAGCGTTCCGCATATATAAGTTCCAGGCCCATCGTGCGGTGTACACAATCCCCTTCACCCCCCACTCCTCTTCGGCGAGGCGAAGCCATTCTAGATACCAATCCGCATTGTATTGATCATCCGTCTTCATCCCAGCTTCAAGATCGATGGCAGGGGTCAAGTTGCCAGATTTGATACCACCTACGGCCTCCAATGTGTCGCGGAAATGTTTAAACTCAGCCTGAGCATCTGCTTCAGGGGTGTCGTATTTATTAAAATCAGGGCGAGCGAAGTGGTAGGCCCCCACCACGATTCCACTATTTTCTGCATCTTCGTAGCGTTTTTGCCATCCGCGGTTAACATGGGTCTGTCCCTCGGTAATCTTTATCCATGCAAATTTAACGCCAGCCTTGGCTACCTCGGACCAGTCAACGTGTCCATTATGGGCGCTTACGTCAATGCCGGGCAGCACGTTGATGTTCAGCGATCCTAAAGTTCGGGGTCCGGCCAATCCATCTACCAATAGGTTATTTTGCTTCTGATATTGTTTTACGGCTGCCAAAGTCTTTGGGCCAAAGTCGCCGTCGCTTAGAATGCCTAGGGCTGCCTGCATTCTTTTTACTTCTTGGCCTAAATCGCCAAAGCGTAAGGTATAAATAAAACTCATCTTTTTCTCCTTCAGGGTGATATCCTGTTTAAATAGTGCTGTGTTGAATTAGCGATCCCCAGTGGAGCCAAAGCCTCCGGCGCCCCGGGTGCTCGGCGAGTTCAAAAACTCTTTCTCGGGGATCTCCTCTACGCCGCAATGGAGAATAGGGATAAGTACCGCCTGGGCAATTTTGTCGCCCTCCTGGAGATATTGAGGGCGTAACCCTACGTTGTGAAGGTTTACATACAACTC